CGACCCGACGCGGCCGGCGCAGGCGACGGCGTTTCACTACCGCCGTTCGCAGGTTGTGGGCCCGCAGAAGACGGGCAAGGGTCCGTGGTCGGCTGCGATCACGTGCTTCGAGTCGGTGGGCCCGTGTCTGTTCGCTGGTTGGGCGCGTGGCGGTGAGGTGTACCGCTGCGAGGACGACGGCTGCGGCTGCGGGTTCGTGTATGTCTACGAGCCTGGCGAGCCGATGGGGATGCGTCGTCCGACGTCGCTGGTGCAGCTCCTGGCGACGTCGGAGGATCAGGTCGACAACGTGTATCGGCCGCTGCAGGGCATGATCCGCCGCGGTCCGTTGCTCGAGCGCATGAAGGTGCGTGAGGGCTTCATCCGCCTCCCGGAGGATGGCCGGATCGACCCGGTGACGGCTGCGGCGAACAGCAAGCTGGGTAACCCGATCAACTTCGCGATCTTCGACGAGTCAGGGCTGTACACGGCCCGGAACAAGCTCCTGAAGGTCTCGCAGACGATGCGGCGCGGCTTGGCTGGCATGGGCGGTCGCTCCATCGAGACGACGAACCCGTGGGACCCGATGGAGTCGTCGCAGGCTCAGCAGACCTACGAGTCGCGCGCCACGGACATCTTCCGGTTCTACCGCAAGCCGCCGGCTGACCTGTCGTACAAGAACAAGCGCGACCGTCACAAGATCCACCAGTACGTCTACGAGGGCTCGCCCTGGGTAGACCTGGCTGCGATCGAGGCTGAGGCGGCCGAGCTCCTTGAGACGGACCCGACGCAGGCGGAGCGGTTCTTCGGGAACCGGCTCGTCCAGGGCCTCGGTTCGTACATGCCCGAGAAGGTGTGGGACGCGACCGAGGCGCACCGTGAGGTTGCCCGTGGCGAGCGCGTGGCGGTCGGCTTCGACGGCTCGCGTTCGGGCGACTGGACGGCTCTGCGGGTGGAGACGGCCGACGGCTACCGGTTCACGCCGACGTACGGGCCTGATTCGCGGCCGACGTTCTGGAATCCCGAGGAGTGGGGTGGTCGCATCCCGCGCGGCGAGGTCAATGCGGCCGTGTCGGAGATCTTCGACCGGTACTCGGTGGCGCGCATGTACGTCGACCCCCGGCACTGGGAGACGCAGGCGGACGCCTGGGCTACCGAGTACGGGGATGACGTCGTGGTGACGTGGCCGACGAACCAGATCGGTCGGATGTTCGACGCGCTCGTCCGGTACCTCGAGGACTCCGCGGAGGGCGTCACGACGCACAGCGCGGACCCGGTCGCGAAGGTGCACGCCTTGGCGGCGCGGAAGGTCGCGAAGCCGGGCGACAAGTACATCCTCGGCAAGCCGGCTGAGACGCAGAAGTTCGACATCCTCATGGCCGACGTCCTCGCTCACGAGGCCGCGGCTGACCAGCGGTCCGAGGGCTGGGATGCCCAAGACACCCGCGTGATCGTGTTCCGATAGGAGGTCGTCGTGGCGCGTGCGCTGACCTCCGACGAGTCGGCCCTGTTCGAGCGACTCAAGGGTGACCTGATGCTCGCACAGGTGCCGCTCGAGAACGCGGACGCCTACTACGACGGGATGCAGCGGCTCGAGCAGCTCGGGCTCGCGATCCCGCCGGAGCTCGAGCGGTTCACGGTCATCGTGAACTGGCCCCGGGTCGTCGTGGACGCGATCGCGGACCGCCTCGACGTCAAGGGCTTCCGCCTCCCGGGTAGCGACACGGCGGACGAGGATCTGCAGCGGCTGTGGCTCGAGGCCGGCATGAACGAGCTTGACCTGATGTCCCGGCTCGACTACCTCGTCTACGGGCGTCGGTACCGGTGTGTGGGCACGGACGATGCAGGTGGCCCGCTCATCACGGTGGAGTCGCCGCGCCAGATCATCACGGACCGGGACTCGCGCACGGGCAAGATCACGTCGGCGCTGCGGCTGTACGACGTCGAGAACGGTCAGGCCAAGTCGGCGACGCTGTACCTGCCGAACGAGACCCTGTGGCTGAAGAACGATGGCGGCTGGGAAGTCGACGACGACGACGGGCACGGCCTGGGCGTCGTCCCGGTCGTGCCGACGTTCCGCCGCCGGCGCACCACGATCCCCGCGGGTCGCACGCTGCAGGGCACGTCGGCGATGGCGGACGTCATCCCGGTGACCGACGCCGCGGCGCGTGACATCACGAACGCCCAGCTCGCGCAGGAGACGCACGCTGTCCCCCAGCGTGGTGTGCTCGGTGCGTCCAAGGGCGACTTCGTCGACCGCGACGGCAAGCCCATGCCGGTGTGGGAGGCGTACTTCGGGGCCGTGTGGGCGATCGCCAACAAGGACGCGAAGACGTTCCAGTTCGACGCGTCGGACATGCAGAACTTCGAGCGGATGATGGACCTGTACGCCCGGCTTGCGTCGGGCGTGTCGGGCCTGCCGCCGAACTACTTCGGGCTCGCCGCGGATGACGCGGCGTCGGCTGACGCGATCCGATCCCGCGAGGCGCGGCTGGTGAAGATCGCCGAGCGGGACCAGGTCGCTCTCGGCAACTCCGACGCCGAGGTGCTGCGGATCGCCATGCGGATCAAGGACGGAGCCTGGTCCAAGGATCTCGTCGGCATCGAGACGCTGTGGCACGACGCAGGCACGCCGACGGTCGCGTCGCGTGCTGACGCGGTCGTCAAGATGTACGCCGCGACTGACGTCAACGGCCGCCCGCTCATCCCGCGCCGGATGGCGATGGAAGAGCTCGGGTGGAGCCCGGCGAAGATCGAGCGGGCGCTAGAGCTGCTTGCGCTCGAGGAGTCCGACCCGTACGTGCGTCAGCAGGCTGAGAAGGATGCTGCGGCAGGCGTTGCCGCCATCGGCGGCTGAGTACGGCCGGGAGCAGCGTCGGGAGATCGTGCAGGCCGTAGCGGCTGTGCGACGCACCTGGCGACGCATGGGGCAGGACTTCGACGTGTCGTGGCCGCGCATCGCGCCCCGGCTGCTCGAGGTCACGGACCTGGCGCAGTCGCGGGTGGCTGCGGGCGCTCTCGACTTCATCCCGGACGTGCTCGAGGACACGGGCCAGTCGCGCGCCGCAACGGCAGTGGCTCGCCCGAACGCTCGCGGCTTGGTCGGCGTGGCCGGTGACGGCCGCCCGGTCGACTCGCTGCTCTACGGGGCTGTGGCGCACGCCAAGACCCGGGTAGCAGGAGGCGCCAGCACGGCGCAGGCGCTCCGTTCCGGAGGCAAGTGGCTGTCCCTGGCAACCGGCACGCTCCTGTCGGACACGGGTCGTCAGGCCGAGTCGCTGGGCATGGGAGTGCGCCCCGTGAGCGGGTACGTGCGGATGCTCAACCCGCCGTCGTGCTCGCGGTGCGTGGTCCTCGCGGGCCGCTGGTACCGCAAGAGCACAGGCTTCGCGCGCCACCCCGGTTGCGACTGCCGGCACATCCCCGCGTCCGAGTCTGTCGCGGGTGACCTGACCGTCAACCCGGCCGAGTACTTCGACTCCCTGACTGCCGACGAGCAGGACGCGACGTTCGGCAAGGCGGGTGCTGAGGCGATCCGGGCTGGTGCCGACATCGGGCAGGTGGTCAACGCCCGTCGCGGCGTCCAGGTGGCACAGGTGGGCGGCAGGAGCGTCCTGACGACCACCGAGGGCACCACGCGCCGCGGGCGGGCGTCACGCGCCGCTACGGGACGCCGAGGGGCACGCCTCATGCCCGAAACGATCGCGCGCGTCGCTGCCGACCGCGACGACTACCTGCGACTCCTGCGAGTCAACGGCTACCTCTGACCACCGCGCCCGCAAGGGGCACGGTCGACCTCTCGCAAGGAGAGACGCACATGAGCACGGACACCCCGGACATCGTCGCCGCGCTCGACGCGACCGACGGCACGACCCCTGTCGACGACGCCCCCGAGGCGCTGGACGCCCCGCTGGACGACGTGGACGCGCCCCTCGAGGGCGAGGAGGCGCTGTCTGACCCCGGCAAGCAGGCGCTGGACCGCATGAAGGCCAAGCTCCGGACGGAACGGGCTGCGCGACTCGCGGCCGAGGCCAGGGTCAACGACCTGACGCCCGCCGACGACGCCGAGCGCATCGCGCGGGAGGCCGAGGGTCGCGCCCTGGCGAAGGCCAACGGGCGCATCCTCAGCGCCGAGATCCGCGCCGCTGCTGCGGGCAAGCTGTCCGACCCCACCGACGCCCTCACGTTCATCGACCTGTCGCAGTTCGACGTCGGCGATGACGGCGAGGTCGACCAGGACGAGATCGCCGAGGCGATCGCGGACCTGCTCACCAAGAAGCCGTACCTGGCCGCGCAAGGCGGTCCCAAGACCCCGAAGGCCGACCCCTCGCAAGGAGCGGGCGGGCGGGGTGCTGCTACCGCCGCCGACCGATTCGCACAGCAGGTCGGCAACCTCATCTGACCGCCCGCGAGGGCATGAAAGGGGATTCCGATGGCCGGGATCGACGTCAATCGCACTACCACCGGGGTCCGCCTGGACCCCGTCGTCTCTGCCGAGATCT